CCGCCACAAGCAGGTTAATATCCCAAACTTGGCCATTTTGCTGCGTCCAACCAGCCACCGTACAAGACAATGTAGTGCTGCGTGCTTCACGCACCTGCTTTTCCCACTCTGCCTGACGTCTTGCCACGGCAGCGGTAGCCTGCCCGTCTGCCTGCTTCACAAAAGGGCGGTAACGGGTGATACCTGTATCGGCTACCTGCTCTTTAACATGAGCCACCGCCTTGCCGTTATCAGTATCATTGCCGGCACGCTGGCCGGATACGGTGTAGCTGGAAAAGCGGTCGGAAAAATCGAAATCTGCTGTAGCGGACTTAATATTTCCACCATAAACCAGCGGCGTGCCGGCGCGTTCGGTGCCAACATGGGTAAGCACTAATGCACCACGCGCCTGTACCGGCAATACCCCACGCAACTTACACGCCCGTTCAATCGCGGCAAAAGCGGTTTCAGCAGGCTCCAGCTTAAACACCGCCAACGGCGTATCGGCTACCGTTTCCAAAATCACTTCAAGTCCAAACGGCGCAGCAAGAATCTTCACCAAATCCAGCAGCTTGATGTTCCGCCATTGCGCCGGACTATGCACCGCCGCGCAATCGACCAAATCGCCCGTTTTATCGCGGCCGGAAACCGCGATACCGTGAGCGCTGTCCGAAACGTCTATACTCACTTTATCGATGTAGCCGTCAATCACAGTTTGCCCGTTTACCAAAATCTTACACTTTTGATTCGGGCGCAACGGCCATTGCGCCGCATCGCCGCCCACATTCTCGGTACACGTCAAATCAAATGCCCCAGCCACGGTTTCAATGCTGCGCGATACCGATACTCCCGTCCAGCCGCCATAGTTAGCGCCGTTTACCTGCAATACGATTTCAGACATTTTTAATCACTCAATACCCGCAGCGGAGCAACCGGCATAAACCCCGGATGCGCCACTACATTGTGCCGCAGCATTTCGCCAGATCGCGCGGCATCACCATGCACCGAATAAGCCAGCACCAACACAGGCAGGCTTGCTTTCGGGGTGATTTCACGCAATCTTGGCAACTCATTTTGTGCATCAGGTACTGCCTGAACTACCGCACGCCGTACATCCTGCAAGGCAGAATAAACCGCATCAGGGACATCTGGCGCAACCGCATCAATCCATGCCAATAAATCGCGGCGGGTGATAATGGCTTCATCCAAACTTTCAAACAGGCTTTCGCGTTCGTTTTTAGCCGCAATCCGGCTGTTGCTACTGCCGGGCTTGCCGTCTGAAAAATCGCCGCCGACTTGCGGCAATTCAATACGCACGTCATCAGGCATCAATACTGCCGTGGCAACCGCCGCATTTAATGCCGCAATTTCAAATAGTGATGCCACCGCTTCACGGTTTTTAATCCCCTGTTGCAATGGCGCTGCCAACAAATGCGTGTCATTGATGCGCTTTGCGCTGTAATCCGGCTTCTTCTTAAACGCCAATTTCAGCGCCTGGATACCGGCCAACGGGCGGCCAAAACCACCGGAAAGCTGGGTGAAGGCACCCAAGACCTGAAAAGCCAAATCAGCAGGCACATTTGCCAGCTTTTTAACTGACCCAAGCAACCCTGTTACCGACTGCAAAAATTCGGACTGTTTACCCAAATCCAGCAAACTGGATAAATCGGACAGCTTATTGAGCCGCGCGGTTAGATCATTTATCGCCTGTACACTTAGAAAATCCGGTACACCATTCAGACTGAACACTTCACTGAACCAATCGCCTAATGCCGAATCCAGAAAATCGGATTTTTCCAGCAAGCTACCGATTAAATCTTCTGTTTGCGCCGGGTACTGATTCTTACCCGCCACCACAAAAGATAAATCAAACCGCGCCATGCCACCTTCATCGGCGGTTTCAGACAGCGATACCGCCGTACAGACAACATTCTGCGTGCCCAGATACGGATGCACCAACTGTCCTGCGCCCGGCTGGTTACATGCTTCCAGCAGCTTATCGCGGGCAGCCATATAATCCGCACCGATACAAAAGCCGCGCACCGAAAACGTACCCGCCTTTAATCCCAAGTCTTCAACATAAGGATCATCACGCCCCGGATACTCGTGTACCTGCGTTCGACGGCCTTGCTCCGTTTGGTGCGATTCCACCCCAAACGAAGCCCCGCGAAAAGACGCGGGGCGCAATTTGTTTTTCCAAGACATTTCTAAACCCTATCAGCCGAATGCATAACCTTGTTTACTGCTCAAATTCACGCGGTTGCTGGCGGTAGTTTTCATGGTAGTACCGCGCGGCACGTTACTGTGGTTAATGCTCACATCCACACGACCTGCGCCACCGCCACCACGAACAACCGCACCGGGTGCAGGCAACGATGAAGCAGCCCGACCTGCCTCCTGAGAAAGATTCAAGATACTGGCCGCCTTAGCTTTAATTCCGTCAAAAATACCACCGATAAAAGATTGCAAACGCGAAAACGCCGCCTGCACAAACTGCACCGGGTTGAATGACGACAAAATCGACCCAATGGCGCTTATCGCACCGGAAAACACCGCCTTGATGCTTTCCCAGTTGGACACCACCCAGCCGATAATCGGCTGCATTGCCTGAATCATCAAACCCAGCGGGGTAAAATTGAGAAAATACGACTTAAGCAAATCAAAACCAGCCGCAAACAGCGATTTGATACTCTCCCAAACACCGCTTAAAAAATCGGTTACAGCTGCCCATTTTTCCATAATCCAGCCGCTGATCGGTTCCCAGTTCGACCAAATATAACCGGCCAACAAGCCGATGGCGATACCCGCCAAAATAAACGGCGCAAAACCTGCAATAGCAGGAATAAGCGCGGTAGCCAAAGGTGCCAAAGCAACCACCAGCGACCCGATTGCCACCCCGATATTCGCAATGGCCGCCACCAATGGCAGTAAAGCCACTACGCCAAGCGCGGTCAGCGTATTTTCAAATCCCCCGAAAAAGTCGTTAATGGCAACAAATTTATCGTAAATCTTACCGCCAACCTCCCATAGACGCTCAAAACCGGTTACCAGCTTTTGACCTATCGTTTCAGCAAGTTTTTGTAGACTGCCGTCATCGGCCATTTTGTTCACTTTATCCAAAAAACCGCTTAACTTGTCTTTCAGAAAATCAAACACCCCACTTTGTGCAATCAACAGCTTAAATCTAGACCACTGATCGGAAAGATTCGACATCATGCCTTCCCATGTACCGGAAAGCTTATTCATCGCACCACCGTATTTTTCATTCCAAATGGTTTGCAAAGTAGCTTGAATCATCGCACGGTTGTTAGATTCCACTTTCGCCAACTGCTGCTTACCATTTTTGTCGGTGTAGCTGTATTCCGTGAAATTAGTACCTTTGATTTTACTGGCCTTAATACCAAACTCTTTTAGACGTTCATTTTCTCCCGTTACAGCATCAGCAATCGCTTCAACCACTTGCATCACCGGCTTACCCATCGCCGCCGCCGTATCACCAAGAGAATTTAACAACCCATCTTTCAACGGGTCTAAACCATAAGCCTTCAATTTCACGAAAGAATCGGTCACTTCATTCATTTCATATGGTGTGCGGGCGGCGAAGTCTGAAATCCAAGCCATAGATTTCTTAGCCTTTTCTGCACTACCTTCAAGCGTAGTCAAAATAGTTTCGTACCGCTCAAATTCAGACGCAGTATCCATCACACCCTTGGCAAATACACCCGCACCAGCGGCAATCACACCACTTGCAGCCGCATACGCGCCCAGAATCTTACTGGACTGAGAAGTTGCACGGGTAATATGCGCCATTGCCTCACCCACCTTGCCATTATTCAGCCCTGCGAACTTACCCTTAATTTTATCCAGCGCACGACTGGCTTTGTCCAGTACGGTGACTTCAATTTGTGTCTTTGCATTAGCCATGATTTATCCAAACAAAAAGCCGTCTGAATTTCAGACGGCCCTAAGAACTAAACTTTAAAGCGTTTTTGCTTTGATATAAACATAATCAACCGCCGCACCTGACTTAAATACGGTTAGGCTTTGAAAACCAAATTTTCCATTATATTCAATGACCGCATCCGTCATAGAAGTAGATTTTTCATAATCCATACCCAACTGATACGGCACATCCAACTGCTCAAATTTAGGATTCGTGATTGTTATCCAATCAGCAACACCATTAATATAAACCACATCAATAATACTGCCATCTTTTTCATAATGACAGGAAAGACCGTTTTTATTGTTTTCACAATCACCCAAAGCCGCACCAGTAAACAATTCGACCTGCTTTCTTGGCTTCAAAACAATTTCACGGACATCAAACAAAACTTTCTGTTTAGATTCAGCAGCCTGAAGCGGTGCAGATGCTTCCACCGATTTTTCAGTCGGTTCAGCAGGTTGTTCACAGGCAGATAACAACAATAAAGCAGCAAAAATTAAAGCATTCTTTTTCATGATTTCATCCAGTTAATAAACACAGTTATTTTAACCAGATATTTGCTCATTAATCCATACTGCTCTGTCATACCACCACAACAGGCCGTCTAAATCCAAATCCAACGGATTACCGGCGCTACCCTTAAAGGTGTAGCCAATTGTTGCCGCTAGCTCCGGCCAGTCCACTGGCCACTGGCTAAAAAACTTTGCAACTCAATCGACAAATTCAGCACATCAGGCGCAATCATTTGCGAAAGAACAGGCGCAGGGATACCCGTGAGCTTGTAACCCAGCTTAAACGATGCATCAGCATCCACAACCATCTTGCCGGCGGTATCAAATTCAAACTTAATACCCAGCATATCTTTACCGGTGATAGGGCGCAGGGTTAATTCAGTAATTTCGTTTTGACCGTGCATGATCGGCGCTGTTAATTTGATAGTACATTCTTCCATTTATCTACTCTCTATTGATAATTTCAACACACAGCCGCCATAAAGGCGGCTGATTGTGCTTTAAATCTCCTGCGCAGGCAGGCGCGATTCAAAACGCACACCGATGTTGGCTTCTTCGGTGTTGCCCGTACCTTCACCGGCAAACCACGCTTGCGACAAGACCACGGTTTTACCGTTCCCCAGTTCCAAGGTGATGGTTTCACTGTCGATATTGGTTAAATCAGCCAGCTTCAAATCGGCACTGTCGGTAATTTCGCCTTCAATAAAGGCAGTCTGCACAGTTTCTTTATATCCATGCACGCCATCTGCACCAATAATCGCTTCACGCTTTGGGTTGCCTAAGTTATAGGTAAAATTACCCTTGGCATCCAGCTGACGGCCGCCCACTTTAAAGAAAATGGTACCGGCACGGCGGTTTTGTTTTGCCATGTTGTTAATCCTTGTTTAAAGGCCTGTCTAAATTACTTCAGACAGGCCTATGGTTTATGAACTGATAAACTGCACTTTGTTGGCAAATACAATCATTTGATTCACCAAATCCGGCACGAACAAGCTGTCTAAGCGGTTAGGGTTCGCCAAATTGCGTTCGCTGAAGCTGTCAGCGGTGAACTGGTCGATATTTTCCACCAAACCCAATTCCATCCACAACTTCGCACGGCTCACCATTTCTGCCTTGTGCTGCTTTGGCGTCATGATGGGCTGACCGGCACCAAACTTATTGCCATCATCAGCCAGCTTATGGCGCGGATACTTGCTTACAATGTACGCGTTCCAGTCGTAGCGCAGATAAGACAGCGTCCAGACGGTGTTAATCATCAGGTAGCTATCGTCAGTTTGGCCGTATTTACCGGTTTTGTAGGTGCTAATCAACATTTCAATCAGCACGCTACCGCCCGCATTGATGCGGTAGGTAGAAATACCGTTAAACAGTAAAATATTGCGCTCTTGCTCGGTTAAGCGGTCGTTTTCCGCAGGTGGTAAGATACCGACCAGTTCCAGCGTTTGGAACGGTCGCGCCGGGTCATTTTGCGCAGCAAACGCTGCCTGTGCCGCCATAGCCGCCGCCAAGGCAAACGGTTGTGACGGCGTTTTCGGCAAGCCGCCGATACAGGCAAACGGGCTGTTACGGCTGTTGCCCAACGTGGTTAAAGCGCTGAAACCTTTTGCCGACGCAGCAAAAAACATGCCGTCGATAGCACGCATCGCACCCCAACGGCTTTGCATTTCGTCTTCCATTGCCTTCAGCGCCGCAGCATCGGTGTACGGCAGAACAATCGCATCAAACTGCAAATCGCCCATTGCGGCCACAGCAGCCGTTAAATCCGGATTACCGGTGCCACCTGCAAACGGAGTAAATGCCACTTTAATGCCAGCAGGCGTCTTCTCGTCCAGCGGGTAGTAATTAATGCGTAAATCCACATCATTGCCTACCGCGCCTTTGTTTTTCGCTGTCAGCGTAACCACTTCGGCGGCCGCTACCGCACTTACCGTCAAGCCAGTAGCGGCATTGATAGCGGCGGCAGTTTTGGTTGCCTGTACGTCCGCAGTATCATTTACCAACACAGCAACCGGCACACGAACACCGCCGATATACAGGTAAATCGCTCCGGATTCCTGTGCCGCGCCGGTAAAAGTGATTTTAGCCGTAGCGGACACACCCTCACCCGCATCAGCAAGCGGCAGTGCCCAAGTTTCGATATAGTCGCCGTTGTTTTTAAACCATGCGGACGCACCCACACCGATTTGCGAACCAGCCCCAAACAATTCAGCGGCTTGTTCTGCACGCGAAATACGAACCAGCTTGCCCGCTTCAGCCTTTCCGCCTGCCAGCATCTGGCCGATAATCAGGCCGCGAAAGGCTTTCAGGGTTGCGCCACGGTTGGCCAATTCATTGTTAAATTCAGTTTTTGCACCCGGTAAACGCCAAGTGCCAGGGATTTGGTCAAATGCGATTGCCATTATTTAGCACCTTTCTTCGACGTTGTTTGCAACAACTCGACCGCGCCTTCGTTGATGCGGCGCTGCCAGTAATTCGACCACTCCACCGATGCACCTTCTTCGGGCAGCGGTTGCATGGTTGCCGGGTCGGTCACTACATAACCTTCCACCGGCTTGATTTGGATAATATTAGCCATTTTCAGCCTTTCGGGATTAAGTCTTCTGCTTCGATTTCGGGATCTGTACCGTACAACTGCCAGCGGTTTGATGCTATCAGGCCATCGGCAAACGACTGCACAATAACGGCTTGCGGATAATATTCCGCCGCACCGCCGACATACTCGCCGCATTGCTCGTGATACACAGCCTGCCAACCTTGCTGATAATATGCGCAAACATACTCGCCGCTGTCGTCATATTCGATATTAAGATTGTCGGGTAATAAATCATCAGCCAACATATCGCACTGCTCGCCGTTGACATCCAACCGCCGTAGGGTTGGGTTGGCGTAAAACAACCGCTCAACCACAGCCAGCATTTCTTCTGCAAGCGCATCAGCCTGTTCATTAGCCTGCACACAAACCATCGTTACCAAACGTACGGTATGCTTTAATTCAACAGGCGACACGTTAAATACTTCGCTACGCCGCCCATCGATATAAACCACCACACACGGTAACTGCGAATGCGCAGGCGCGGTCACACGGTTGTCATAGACACGCAGAAAACGTTTCTTCAACAATGCCACCGCCGCAGAACGGATTTCAGTAAGCTGGCTTGTCATGCTGTTTTCTCAACTGAATAACCGACATACCAGAACCGTCATAATCAATTTCAGCCACAGAATACGCCACACCGCGTGCGGTGATGGTGGCATCTTTGATATTAGACGGCAGCTTACTGTCGGCAACAATTAACTGTGGGTCGGCATTGCCGATGACCACGCCGAAACCATTATTGGGTAGATATTCGCGGTCAAACACCACCGCTACCGGCACGCCGTCAATCAAAACGGTTTCACCGAAATCTGCGGTATTGGTAAACACCTCGAACGGTTCTTTAAACATTCTCGCCTTCGCCTTCGCGTTGGCCGTCTGTT